GTGCTGCCCGAGTCAACGGAGAAAACTCCGTTTTCAAGGTCAGCAACAGTGATCGTGCCCGACGCGCCAGCGTAAGCAGTGACAGGGCCAAGCGTGCCGAGGATCGCCTCGGCGCTATTGCCTGCACCAACCTGGTAACCACCAGAACCATTAGGAAGTGCCATTTTAAGTTACTCCGTGAATTAGATTAAAAATTAGCCCCAGATGCGGCAGGCCATCTGCGGACGAATCACCGAGTAGCCATACAGCACGTCGATACGGCACGGCATACGGTCGTTGTTGATGTCGTACTGACGGACAACGCGCATGGAGATACCGTTGTGGACCTGACGCGAAGCCATGTCAACGCCCTGCGGGAGCAGGAGGTCGGCGGTGGCAAACGTGATCGCGTCCTTGTGGTACACGAGGTTCTGAGCGTACTGGCCCGACGCGGCACCGAGGAACGTCACAGCCTTGCCCGTAATGGTCAAGGTGCTGACAGTCGCCAGAGCGTGCGAGGGCGAGTAGAGCGCAGGAGCAACCTTCAACGTGACGGCACCAGCGTTCGACGTGGCCGCTTGGGTCACAACGAACTGCTGGAGGCTGCCGGTGGACTCGCGGGTCTGCGGGTTGACGGCATACACATCGGCAATCGTGAACACGTCGCCGACCGCGTAGGTCGTGCCCGAACCAGCCGAAGCCAGAACGATCTCAGAAGCACCTTCCGCGACGTTTCCGTTCACGGTCTGACCCGTGCTACGCGAACCGTTGGTGTGCTGCTTGATCGACTGCGACATGTTGACTTCCTCGTAACCGAGGACGCCAACGCCCATAAGGCCGTTCTTGAACTGACGGCTGATGGTGTCGGTCGGGTTGAAAAGACCCTTCATGCCTTCGACGAGCGAAGCGTTGGCAGCCGGGTTTACGGTTGCATAACGCGGCGACATCACGGCGGCGGCTTCGTTGAGCTTCTGCTGGGCCTGCAAGAGAACCAGCGAGGTGCCCGGAGTCGTTCCCGGCGTACCTACCGACTGGTAGATGTTCTTGAAGGAGTTGGCAACGTCAGCGTCGATGCTCGAAGCAAGCTGCGAAATACGCGGCTTGAGAACACGCTCGGCGAAGTCGTCCAACTGGAGGGCCATTTCGGCGCTGGTGAAGTTGACGCCGATGTGCTTCTGCGAGGCGACGGTGAGAGTCGTGAACTGCTCGTTGTCGTCCTGAACCTGAAGCGCAGCGCCATCGGTGACAAGAGCGCGATCCGGCAGACGGATACGGAGGGTCGAACCGATCTTGGCACCTTCAACAGCGAAGCTGTCGTCGTACTGACGGTTCACGTTACGGGTGATAACAAGGTTGTTCTCAAGGATTTCGAGAGCCTTCCTCGTAATCATGTCAATTGTAAGCAGGCTATTAGCCATTTGAATTCTCCAAAGAAGTTAGCGGTTACGAGACGCTTCCCACTTTCTAATCTGTCTCATACGCTCGGCTTCAATCCACTCTGACGTACTCATCTCCTTGACGGAGCGAGGGTCGGTCGTGTCTCGAACCGGCGTACCTACGGACTTGGCCGTGACAGGCTTAATCGGCGGGGGCGCACTAGTTGTTCGTTTGACCGGAGGATTGTCGGCCAATCTGGCCTCAATCTTGCCGATCTCCTTTGCTTGCAGGAATTGCGGCAGGCGGGAGATACGCTCGGCTTCCTTGGGGTTCGCCCCCAGATAGTAGGCCAAATCTGGCCCCATATCGGATGCCTGTATCGTCTGGGCCATCACGCTCGTAATAGGCAGCGACGGGTTGTACGCGACTTGCTCGAAGTCTTCGTACCGATCCCGAGCCGCTTCTTCGCGCTCGTGATAAGCCTCAAGGAAAGCCATCTGCTCCCGTTCTGCCTCGCGCTTGGCAAGCAGTTCCTCGGCCTTACGGGCGGCTAAAGCCTCCGCATAGGCGTCTGGGTCTGCTTCCTTGTCGGGCAACACGGCAGGCGTAGCCGTTTCGGGCTTTGCCTTTAGCGATTGCTCTCTCTCCCACTTGCGACGTTCCCGTGCAAGTCTTTTGCCGACCAGCGCGTCCAACTCTTCTTGAGAGAACGTCTTGGCAGGCTTTTCCTCCGGCTGCGTTGCCTCTTGGGCAACAACTTCGGGTTCCGTGGTCGCCGTGACCTCCGGTTCCGGCGCGGGCGTAGCCGCTACTACTTCAGGGACTTCATTTGTGTCCGACATGTGTTTTCCTTACGGAATCCTGGTCAACCGGGCCAGTACGGGTCAAATATAGTCTGTTGCGTAAAAACGTCAAGCATTAACGCCACGGCCAATTTCGTACCACTTTCCGTTCTTATAGATCAACGTTAGGGTATCGGAATTGGACGAAACAAAATTTACACCACCGGACAAATAGCAGTTGTCTCGGTTAATAGTGGTATTGCTGTCCGAAAAATACAAAGTCAAAACCTGTCCTTCGTATCCATCGTCAAAGTTAGTGATCGTTGTTGCCCCACCATTCGTGATGGACATAAAGCTTGTGTTTTTTACGGATGGCGACGTATCGCCACCTGAATAAACACACCCGAAATTGGACATCTGGAGATGGCCGGATTGCACATTTACAAGATTGTTGTTTTCAACCGTTACAATCGTTGCCGCGCCCGTACCCCCAGCATTTGCCCCTTTTTCAACCGCCCACTGAGACACATTCGTAGCAAGCCCACTGTTTTCATAAACAAATGTGTTTCCTACGATTGAGCCTAAATTGTTGGTTGCGTGCGTGTATACGCATCGAGTCGTGTCGGTTGCAGAATTCGGGTCAACAATAGTGTTTCCAGAAATGCTAAAACTTTCATTGTCAAACTGAAGAACGATCCCTACGGGTTTCGGGCGTCGAATCGTATTTCCCGAAATAGATAGATTTCGGGTTGAATAGCAACGAATTCCGCCAGAAGTAACGTCTGTTGATACGCCATGCCCCGAAATAACATTTCCTGTCACAGAAATGTTTGTCGCATAATCAACTGTTGCGCTTGCTTCAAACGCCCCGTTGATAATAATTGCGGAGCCAAGCCCCAACCCGTTATCGTCAATATAGTTGTCGGCTATTGTTATGTTTTTTGGGGCAATAGTCCGAAGGCCGCCAACATCGCGGTCCGTAATTTTAATTCCATATTTACAGTTATGGACGATGTTGTCAGCAACCAAAAGGTTTTGGCCGCCGTGAGTGTCAATACCAGTCCAAACAGTAACATCTTCGATGATGTTGCCAATAATGCTGTTAAATACGGGAATTGGATCGGCAGTTACAGAGCCTTCACTGCTGCTGATTGATATGCCGTAACCATTTCCGCTTGTCCCTGGCGAAATGCCGCTTACATAGTTATTTGTAAAAATAAATCTGTTGCAGCTAAGGATATTGGCACCCATGTAGCCAATTTCCGAAATCTTACAACCCTCAATGCGCCCATATACATTGTATTTGCAATCAATACCAAAGCTTCCAAATTCCGTAATCTCTACGTCAAGAATTTTTGGGCCAGTAATGTACGTAGGTGCGGACGGAGAATTGTCCGTCCCATAACACTTAATTCCTATTCCGTTTGCGTTGTAACTTGTATTTCCTGCGCCAATAACTTTGAATCCAACCAGCGTTACGTTGCTTGCAAGCGTTAAAGCCGTAATGTGCCCCGCGCTAGAAAAGTCTAGCGTGGCTCCATACCCCGTAACAATTGTGTTAGCCGGAATACTAAGCGCCGAATCGACCTTATAAGTCTGTGGCGGCAAATACACGCTTTTCCCGGCAGCAGCCGTAAAAGCCGATTGCAAAGCCGCCGCATCGTTGGTGCTTCCATTCCCAACGGCTCCGTAATCAAGCACGTTCACGGGAGACCCCGCGACCATGTAATACGTTGCTTTAGTAAGGCTCATGTATGTGCTGCCTGCCTTGATTAACCGTTAGTGGTTGAACGGCAAACTTCAAACCAAGCCGTGCCGTCTGAAATCAAAACCAATGTTGCGTTGGTTGCAGATGTAAAATTAGCCGCTCCAGCCAAATAAGCATTGTTTCGGGTAATTGTTGTATTTGCGTCATTAAACTTTAAAAACAACAACTGCCCTTCTACGCCGCCAGTGAAGTTTGTTATTGACGTTGCGCTTGAATTTGCAATAACAAGGTGCGAAACGCCCGTAACGGAAGGTGTGGTCGTGCCCGGCGTATAAGAGCCTTTGCGGTTAGTCAACCCACCCGACAAAACAGATTGCGCGTTAACAGATGTAGTGTTGATGGCAAGTTTCAAGTTGCCCGCTGAATCTGCGAGGCCTTTGTCGGCGGTGCCGACAACGAGGTTGCCAGTTGAAACAGTCAGATCGCCCGTTGAGCCGAGCGTCATAAGCGTGGTTGCGCCGCCACCGCCAACAGACGTAACCGTGCGCCAGTTAAGATTTTGTGCTGACGCCCAATCAATGTAACTCGCGCCCGCAGAACGATAGAGTGCAATTCTGCCGCCTAACGCACTAAATTCATCACTAGTTCGGATTGAACCCGTAGAAGAAACTTCAGTTCCATTAAATGTTAGCGCGCTGCCGGTCGCAAGAGCGCTTGTTGAAGATGCGTAAACAATGCCATTTGCAGTAAAAGCAGAACTTTGCCCGGTGCCACCGCTAGTCGCAGCAAGCGGTGATCCAGTAAGCGTTAGCGATGATGCGCTGACTGCTCGGCCAGCAGTTACGTCTGCGGCTGATACTTTTACGGTACTTCCGCTTTGAACAATTGGCAATACTTCTGTGCCAGCAAGCGGCGTAGTTGCACTAGTAAGTTGTGAAATCTTTTTGTCAGCCATGATTTACTCCTGAATGTTGCGCTTTAAGTCGGCAACCTGCTTGGCGAGATGCTGCACCGCTGCAACCAACTCTGGCACCAACTTACTGTAATCGACTCCCTGTGGATCAATCTTGCCATCCTTAACGGCGTCCTTATCCCCAGATACTGCGGTCGGCTTCACGCTTTGTAGTTCGTGCGCGATCACGCCGACATCGCTTTGTCCGGTCGCTTTCCATGTAAAACTTTTAATCGGCCAAGACATTACTGCATCAAGCGCCGCAGCACCGTCAACCGGAACCGCGTTTTCTTTTAGCCGATAATCTGAAGCAATATTGTACGCGGTCGCCGTTCCGTTAGTAACAATTGTCCCGACTTGACCATTTGAATTGTAGAACGCGATTTTGGTGTCAGAGCTTGAGCCGCTACCGACCATGTTGATTCGCGTATTCGTACTAGAGCCTACGTCACCAAAAAATATGCCTGCCGTAGTCGTATCATTTGACGCCTTGCCTAGAGCAAATCCTTCTGTATTTTGGAGGGACATCAACCCGCCATCATCAACAGACAATCGAGAAAGCGCGGTGTCTCCGTTACGTTTAGTAAACAGGCTAATTTTTGTGCCAGTCCCCGCCCCGTCTTTTTCAATCTTAAAATACGACGGAAGCCCAGCATCAACATACCCGCCAAGATATGCAACACCGCCGCTTGCCGAGTTATTGACGTAAAACTCTGGACTCCAATGCCAAGGACAAGAATTGAAATTGCCGTCTTGCCCAACCCCGGAAGTGTGGGAAATCAACAAATTGCTGTTGCCGCCGTTATTCGTCCATCCATCGTTCAAAGTGACGCCACGGGATGACGCATACACAATGTTTTGAGTTGCGTTCGCAGCAATAATTCCATCACCTGCTACGTTGGCTTCCGTGTACGATTTTCCTATTACGTTGTTTCTTGAGTAGGGATCGAACCTAACCCCGTATCCGGTGTTTGTTTGAGAAACAATATACGCAACATAATTGTCAATGCAGTTTCCAAACCGGATGCCATCAGAATCATTCCGGTCTACTTCGGCAAGCCCGATGTAGCCACCGTTAGCATCTGGTAATCCAAGCGGATAGTTGCCCGCCCCACCAGTATTAGTAGAGTCTATGTTTATTCCATATCGGCCATTGTTGAGTGCGGCAATGCGTCCGATATAAAACAAATTGCAGTTTGCTGTAGCGTTTCCGGTTCCCGTATTTCCGGTTGTTCCAATTCTCAATCCGTCTTGACCGGCATTTGTAACCGCAATCAAAGGGGCGCAAAAACGCGAACCCGCGACCTGCACGTTATCCCCTGTTCGGCCCGCAACGCTGTCAAACTGAACGCCGTTAATCGTGCAATCGTCGCCAGTAATTAAAAACCCAATTCCGTTAAAATCTTTTATGAAACAAGCAAGCGATCTACCGTTTGTCGATTCGTCACTAGTAATTGCCCCACCAGACATGGTGAGTTTCCCAGACACAGTAATTTGACTTGTGTGCCGATAGTGTCCATCAACCACTAACGGGGTCTTCGCCGCTATCGCCCTAGCAATAGCGTTGTTAATTGCGGTTGTACTATCAGCCACGCCTGTCGGATCGCCGCCAAAATCTGCGATGCTAACTGTTTCGCGTAGCTTGGCTTGTACGTTAGTTGGCACAGCGCCTGTGCCCGCCTGAAGGAACGTCACAGCACCCGCGTCTGCAACCGACGACGTTTGCGTCTGTACGGTTGAGAACTTAACCAGCGCACCTTGGTGCAGCCCTTGCGTGAACGTAACCGTGTTGTTGTCCGTTTCGAGGTAAGAAGAACCGACGTACTGGTTCACGCCGTCAACAAACACCTGAAGGTTGTTCGCGCCCGCCGCATAGGTCATCGTCGTCAAATTGAAGACGGTCTGTCCTGCGGTCGCGGTCTGAAATTCCTCAAACCCTACATAGGTCTGAATGTCGCTGGCATAGGCTTTTTTTGTCACGTTGTCCTGAACGACAACGAACAAATCGGTGCCCTCAACGGGGCTATCGACAAGCGGAAGGTCTGAAATCTTAACGATTGCCATTCATCACTCCAGCAGCAGCAAGCCGCCGTCTTCCTGAACGAGATTTTCGCCTGCTTCGGTCAGCAAGTTGCCGACCGAGGCTCCGCTATCACGCGTGCCTGAAAACAGCGTGGCGACGGCACCAAGGCCAATCGCTACGCCATTTCGCAGTGCGACCCCCCAACTCATCGGATGTTAATAGGCTTGGCGTAAATGTCGCCGCTATCCGCCACGCGGATCGCGCTCACTCGCCACGGCGCACCCGTGCCCTGCGGCACGATGAACGGGATCGGAGTAAATGCAGGAATCGGCGTGCTGGAGGTCGTTGCGGTGACGCCTTCGCCAACCACCACGTAACACGGGGTCGTTGACCACACGACAACACCCTGCGGGCCAGCGTCCCACGTCGAAGTCGAACCAGCGGTGCCGGTATAAGCGACCGTGCGACCCGGAAATACGCCATCGGCCAATGGATTAAGAAGTTCCACTATCGTTACCTCACGCTAAATTCTTGAGTTTGTAGAGCGTCGAAAGATACAACGCCACAATCTCGTCAATAATGTTTTGAATTGCGCTGTCGTCTTCCTCGCAAACCTTAAAACGGTTCGCCTCGATTTCTGACAGTGAATCCTCCAAAAACTCAATGATGTTGCCGTTTTTCTTGGCAGACATCAGCGAGATCGGCCCCATCAGTCCATGACGACCCTGATAGGCTTCGGCAAAGTCATCAGCCAAATCCACAACCTTGTCGTAAAACGAACCCAACGCCTTGTGTTTGGCGTAGCTACGGGTGTTCAAATGCACTGAATGCGCCACATCTCGCGCTAGGAACAAATGACCTACGAAATCTGCCGCCTTCATTGCATTTCTCCGCCCTGCATGGGCATTTCTTCCATGGGCATCATTGTTTCACGTGGAACCATAGGCGCGACCAAATCGCCGCTTGACAGCATACCGGAAAGTGTGCCCA